CAGGATCATCCCACTCAATAGCATACGAATACACACCAGCATCACCAAAGAAAGGTTGACTTGTGATGCGATCTGTTCCAGTTCTGTAATACTTTTTCCAATCATATAAACCAGTTACTTCAGTAAGTAAATCTACAAACTCAATAATATCTACGTCTTCTTCATGGTACACATAATCACCACACCTATTGTTCCACCACTCACCATTAGGTTTAGCATCAGTAAATCTATTCAGTAAATCTCTTGAGTAAATTGTCTCAGATTTTTGTGGGCAAAGTTGATAAGCAACAGAGAATGCTAATTGATCTCTTACACCACCCTTGTTGTACCACTCCCACCACATATTATTGAACTCATGATCATTCCAACTTCTCCAAATGATTGTGCATAGAGGTGAGAAGTATTCTTCAAAATTGAAATCAGTCTCTGATAATTCTATAGTAAATTTTAGTATATCATCAGGATCTACCCACCCTCTACTCACATACTCTGCACACTCTTCAAGATAAGAATGTTTGTGTGGGTGTTGCATATATGTGAACCCACCTCTACCTATTATCTCTTCACTCAACTTTTTGAAATCATCATTGAGTAAGTGAACTTTAGATGCATCAATGTATACACTAGGTCCGTCGAAAGGACATAATATTTTATCTTTTCTACTACTCCTAATTGGGTCACCCAAATCTTCTACATCTGTAATAACCTGCACCCATGATGGTGCTTGAAGATTCTCAATATAATTGTTAGTGTTTATAGTATAATAAATCATAAGACTCCACTCTTGGTCATCATAAATTCATGATCATACTTTGTATATAGTTTAGGGTGTAGACCTGTAATTTTTTTCAACTCTTGTAGTAATTCATCCTTTCTTCGGTACTGTTTTAGATCTCCTCTTTGTGGATGTTTACCTATTCTACCAAACTTATTATGATAACCCAAAGGTATACCTGCTTGTTCTCTATTCTCAATGATTGATGGTATCACATCTGATTCTTTTAGTGCCATATCAAGTGCAATTTGATCTCTGTTGCATCCTATAAGTGACCACTTGTACCATGACTCATTGAACTTATTGATCTCTGGTGATATAGTTCTCCACATTATAGTGCCAAGTGGACTACTATATTTTTTGAAATCATACCCTGCATCTTTCAACTTCTGTGTCAAATTTATCGCATCATCAAAAGAAAAGAATGCACACATGAATCCCTCTAATATCTCATCATAGTATGTGAATCTTGATGGGTGTCTCATTATAGTAAATGGGAAACAAGTTCTACTATTTCTTAGGAACATAGATGTGTGTTTATAACATGCATCAATCCATATTGTTTTTGATCCACTGGGAAAAAATAGATGTGGATTCGCTTTGGGATAAAATGATAGTCGTCTTGGGCAATCAATATCAACATCTAATTTTATATACTCCCATGGTGTTATAGATGTGTCTATCGTACCATCATGAAAACAAACATACCTTACACTAGGATGGTAGTAATCTGACACCAGATTATCATATCCATTTGTGATGCATGTGTATACTATTATGTCACCTACATCTGTGAATGTATTAGTATTGAATGTCCTCTTTTCTACAGGTAATATCTTACGTATGGTATCAACTATATCACCTGTGGGTTTATGTAACTTATACGATTCACCATATGATTTTACTCTGGTGCTCTTAGTCATGTCGATGGCAAGGTCTACTCTATGTGCCTTGACAACCAAGAACTCTGCAATAGAACTTGAAACTTGATCTCTGTTTACACCACTGTCGTACCATTCTCTCCAGACCTTACACCACTCTGTAACTTGAGGTGTCAATCTTCTCCATATTACACAGTTGATTGTTTGATCATAGAACTTGACTGGAAATTTTATATCCTTGATACGTTTACACATATCAAATATCTCTTCTCTTGTAGAGAAACCATGGTAATATAACTTCTCAAATTCTTTGATTAGAGTTCTCTTGTCGGGGTGTCTTTGGAGAACAAAGTCATGCTCTTCAAAGATAACTTTAGAAAACTCTATCAGTTCTTTTGTTATAACATATGAAGCATCTATCCAAACAGTAACTGTGTCAGGATGAAAGTATAAGTGTGGGCAATGTTTAGGATGATATGATTTTCTTACTGGACACTCTTCATCTATATCAATCTTTATGTACTCCCAACCATCTGTGTCTGGTTTGTCACCATCGTAGAAACATATAAATTTTACATCTGATTCAGGTGGTGATGATAGTTTATCATACCCATTTGTAATTGAGGTGTAAAATATCATCCATTCAATTCATCTTTTGGTTGCAGTTGACCTGACAACTCTCCTAATTTTCTATTCGTTACTTCACCTGGTTCACGAGAGAACCATCCAGTCGCTATGTATTTTGATGTGTTACCTGTAAGAAATGCACCTCTATGTACATGAGTATATGCAGCAGGCCATAATACTATAGTTCCTTTCTTTGGTTGGAATGATATTTCTTGATGGAAGAAATCAGTAGCACCACCACACTCAACGGGTACATCATTGAGATATATCATCCATGTCAAAACTCTATCACGGTATAAGAAAGAACCATTCTCCGAATGCCATATGTGATACCCACCACCAGAGTTTGTCTTCTGTACCTTACATGTCCAAGAAGAAACAGGGTCTGATGAATCTAAAATACCTTTCCATTTATTTGCGTAGATTTCAAATGCTCCACCCACTGCTCTATTGACCTCCATCGCAAGAGAAGGATCACAAATCTCAAGATATAATTGTTGATCTTTTCTACCCAATCCACCTTTCTGTCCAAACTGTTTACTCCCATCACTTGTAGGTGAGAGTGTAAGTTCTTTACCTGCCACCTCTGTGACTTTGACTTCTTCTATATGTTTCTTACCATACCAAAACTCAAATGAATCTATTATAGCATCACAAAAATCCCACTTGACAAAATTATCAAAGACACCTATGGCACCATGGTCAACCATGCCTGTAAAATCAGGTTGTTTTTCATCTTGTATGACAACTTTAGGCACCATGTTGTGCTTCCTCCTTTCCTTGATTTATGTAGACCGATGGTGGTATTCTACCACAGTATTCATCTAGTTGCATGACTTCTTGTATTTTTACATCAGCACCCTGCTCTCTCCAAAAATCAGTGAGTGCATGGTTACTATTCTTGTGAAAGATTTCTATATGTTCTTCATGTATAGCAGAACCCATATCTAATCTGTAATTGAATAGTGGTGTGGCATATGATTTACCACTGTCAAGTATCAAGTCTTCGGAGACTGCTCTTGGTCTGATGTTTTGGTCGATTTTCCACTGCGATCCCCTGCTGTGAAGTTTGAGAAGTTTAGTTGCATGATGACGAGTAATAAGGTAGCAAGCAGCAGAAAAGTCATTGATAAATCTGTGGTGTAACTTTAAAGTTATACCATTAGGATTTATGATAGTCAACTGTAGACAATCAAATGCTACTGGGACTCTACGTCTCACATCTTTCCAAGTAAAATTCCAATGCCTTGCTAGTGATAGATCAACATCATCTTCCATGATAAAAATCTCATCATGGTCTGTCTCTTCTACAAAATATTTGAGTGCAGATAGGTGTGACATGACACATGCTAATTCACCATCATTCATACTAGGTGGCACCGTTCCCTTGAGATATGATTCATACTCAGCACCATCAATACCAGAGATTCTATGGTGATCCTTGATCTCCCAATAGTCAAACTGTTCCTCCATATATTTCTTTCTCTCAGGAAATCTGTCAAGATTTATCCACAAGACAGGAGGGAAGTGTGCTAATTTGAATACTGCTTTGTTCCTATCCATTTCTTCTCTTGATATAATCTACCTCCTCATAATATTTCAGAAGAGATTTCTTACCTTTTACTTTTAGTTCCTCCCATAGTTTCTTATTGTCTTCACAGTATGGGTTATTGAACCATGAGTTTTTTGTTCTACCATGTTCAAGATGGAATACATTATCAGTCAACCTTGCAACACTTGATAATAAATTGAATCTCATATGTCTTTCATCATCTTCGTATCCGTATGCTATAAAGTTTTCATTCTCACCACCTAATCTTT